ATGTCCGACGAAATAAAATCCAAGATTGACCAAATCGGTCAGGCTTGGGAAGCAACTAAGAAAACTCAAGACGCTATTGAAGCGAAGCTTGAGAAGAATGAAGGTAACGCCTCTGAACTAAAGCAGCAAATGGATCGCATTGACGGCGATTTAAACGAAGCGCTAGACATGAAAAAGCGTCTAGAATCATTGGAAGCGTCAACTAAAAGGATCGCCGACAATGTGGAACTAGCACACAGCAAGGCCGAAGAGAAAGGCGTTGATTTGGGTGTTTATGCCTCAGCCCTTAAAAAGGTGAAGCTTGCCGGCAAAAGCAACAGCTCACTAACCGAAGCCGAAACTAAAGCCCTTCGCGAGAACGTCGCGCCTGATGGTGGCTACACTGTTATGCCTTTCATGGGTGACATTACAAAAATCATCTTTGACACTTCACCCGTCAGGGCTTTAGCGTCAACCGTCACCATTGGATCAGACTTGTATCGTGGATACTTCGACGACGACGAGATCGGCGTGTCTTGGGGCAATGAAGTCAGCTCTCTATCTGAAAATTCAACTCCCGACATTGGCGAGCTAAACATTAAAGTACACGATCAATTCGCAGTACTTAAAGCAACAGAGTCATTACTGGAAGACTCAAGCTGGAACCTTGCCTCATGGTTGCAAGAGAAGGCCCGCGATAAGTTTGGACGCTCCGAGGCGACTGAGTTTGTGGTTGGCAATTCTACCTCTCGTCCTAGCGGTCTGTGTTCTGCTGATGCCAAGACTTCAAACGGTGACGTGTACGAGCGTGGCAAAGTTGGCGCTAAAGTAACAGCAGGAGCCGCAGCGATCACCTCTGACGAGTTGCTAGACCTTCGCGCATTGCTCAAGCCTGCCTACCGCTCCAATGCTAACTTGTGCTTCAACCGCAAGACTGAGAGCTACCTAAGAAAATTGAAGGACGGTCAATCCAATTACCTATGGCAGCCTTCATATCAAATGGGCGTACCCGATACTCTCATCGGCCAGCGTACTGCAATCTTTGAAGATATGCCAGATATCGCCACAGGTGCAATCTCTGTTGTGTTGGCAGATATCCGGTCAACCTACTTGATTGTCGACCGTGTAGGCATGAGCGTCCTAGAGGACCCTTACAGCTCATTCCCACAAAGGCTCTGGAAAATTCGCCGCCGCGTAGGTGGTGGAATCCAAAACTTCGATTCTATCAAATACTTGAAACAGGCGTAATAAGACCATGGCAAGCAAAGACTATAAAAACCAAACTAAAAGCGTGGTCAGCATTAAACCGCAGACCGCCTCTGGAAACGTCAACGGGCTAGAGGTTGATGCCAAAGGCTTTGAAGGCGTCACTCTCAAGCTTTCCGCTGCTGCTGGCTCCGTTGCTGGCACCGTAAAGATTCAAGAGTCAGACACCTCCGGCAGTGGCTACGCTGACGCAGGCGCTAACGATGTGATAGGAACCCAAGGCGTCGCTATTGTTCAAGATGACGTTGTGACTATCGGGTACATCGGCCTTAAGCGCTATGTTCGCGCCGTATTCACTCACAGCGGCAATGGTGACATATGCGGTGTGTTTGATCTTGAGTGTCCTCATGTCGGAAAGACTGGGGCCAATAGCTAGTGTTTAGGGCGGTCAAGTCACTGGTGGCATATCCCGATGGGGTAACACCTGTGCAACTTACCGAAGGGGAAGAGGTTAACCTCTCCCCCGCCTTTTGCGATTTCTTGCTAGAGCGCAAATTGATCCAAAAGCAAACTAAACGAGCAGCTAAGAAAAAATGAGAAGCAAAGTCACAGGGGCGCCAGCGCAGGAACCCGTCACTTTAGCAGAGGCTAAGGCATCGCTAAGGATAACGACCACCGACGAAGATGCCCTTGTGACTCAATATATACAGGACGCTCGCATTTATGCGGAGCGAATCACGGGGAGGAAGTTTATCACCCAGACGGTGACTTCCTTTCACAATGGTTTTGATGAGAAGAAAGAAAATTACGAGCCAGGCTTTCGGCGTGGGCTTATAAGCCAAGCCGAGGCGGGGCAGACGCTGGAGCTAGACTTCTCCCCTGTTCAATCGGTGACCTCACTTTCTCAAGTGCAAAGTGACAACTCTGAGGTTGTCGTTTCAGCCTCACAATATTACCTAGACAACTTTGACGATGATATGAGATCGTATCTAAGGAGTCAGGACGGAATCACCGACGGCACGCGAAGCACCAACAGCATAAAGGTTGTTTATGTGGCAGGCTACGGGGATAACCCTAGCGACGTGCCTAGCGCTCTGAGGCGTGCTATCATCGCTATGGTGGGTTACTTATACACCAACAGGGGCGACTGCGACATGGGAACCTGCGCGGGTGAATGCGGGGCGGATAAGATGTTGAAGGGATACATTCTTGAAAGTCTGCGCTAAGGATTTTACCGAACAGGTCGCTATTGAAGCGCTCACCCTCACCTCTGACGGTGCAGGGGGGCAGACTCAATCATGGACGCTTAGGGGCAATGTCTGGGCGATCATAGAACAGAAAAGCGGTAGCGATCCCGAAGTATCTGGACGTATCGCAACCCGTGAAGGGTATCAGATAACGATTCGATATTGGTCATCCGTAGCCACCAAGGACCGCGTTGAGGTTGACGGCAAGTATTTTAGGGTGGTGCGGGTCGAGGATATCGAGCGCAAAAAAAGATTTATGAAGTTATATGTAGAGTCTGATGATTGATTTTAGCATAGACTCGAATAAATTGGTTGCGCGGTTCTCCACCATAACCGACGAGATCATAAAGAAGACTAAACAAGCCGCCGACACTGGCGCGGATCAGGTAAGGGCGCAAGCTTACAAGTCAGTTAAAAGAACGAGTCCAGGCAGCCGAGACGGGATAAGGCGAGGAAACAAGGAAGTTAAGATAGCCCCAAAGGGACAGCCGCCCAATTCGGACACAGGCAACCTCGCAAAAAACATAAAAGTTAGCGCTTCGATGGGCACCGCTATGCGAGGCCGCGCATATTATGCCATAGTGAAGGCTCAAGCTACGGTGGAAAGGGAGAAAGGCGGGAAAAAAAAGAAATTCGACTATGCAGCACACCTAGAAAAAACACATCCCTACATGGCACCAGCTCTCAAGAAGTCAGAGAAAACCATTAAACGCCTCTTTAAAAACGCGGTAAAGATTGATTGATAGCACACAGATTCTAGGCGCGATACAGTCCAAGCTTGAAGGCAGCGCCGCTTTGACGGCGATCGTCCCAGCGACTAGGATGGGAAACTATTTAGATAAAGATGCGGCCTATCCGCACCTACTCTATCAGATCGACCTTGAAAGCTTGGAGGCCAAGGACGGCGACGGGCAGCGGGTAGAGATGCAGATTGACGCCTGGACAAAATACAGGGGATCAAAGGAAGCAATGCAGATTGCTGACATTGTGCGGGGTTTATTCCATGGATCACCTTTGACCATTGCAAGCGGCACAGGCTTCGGGTGCAATTATCTCAACATGGACAACGCAATCGAGCCAGACGGCGAGACTTACCGCATAAGCATGTCCTTCACTTTATGGTTCGACGGGTAGAATACCATTATGGCGAAGTACATAGGTAACGACCTCCTCATTCAGCTAAACGCTGGTGGCGTTATTGCCTCAATCGGTGGATCAACCGAGGACACGGTAACATGGTCCAATGAGGTTGTCGATACCACAGATAAATCAACAAACCGCTGGAGGGAAATAACCGCAGCCGGTGAGCGAAGCGCCACCATGAGCTTGAACGGTTTTATCTCAGACGATGCCGCTTTTGAAACGATGCGGCAAGCTTCAAGGGACGATACTATTTTAAACTATCGTTTTGTGTGGGGCAACTCCGTGATCATGGAAGGACGCTTTCATGTCGATACCTTTGAAGGGACGGGGGCCTATGGAAGCGCCCAAGGTTTTACCGCGACGCTTTCAAGTGCTGAGGAGCCAATGCAGGGTTTATTGGCTACCGACTTTCTCCAAGACGAGACGGGAACGAATCTAACCAATGAAGACAATTTACTATTACAGGGGGCCTAATGCCTAAGCTTAGCGCACTAACGGCCAAGGCCGCACCAACAACCGCCGACGAACTTATCATCACAGATAAGGCCGATAGCAACGCAACCAAGCGGATCACAGCAAACAACTTGCCCTTGTCAGCGGCGGCGGTTTCTGGATTGGCGGCGAAAGCTCCAACGGCGTCTCCTACATTTACGGGAAACATATCTTTCCCTAGTGGTAAGATCGACTCCTCGGGCAACCTTGGGCTGGGGACGAGTTCGCCACAGGGGAAACTTCACATAATAAACGGATCTTCTGGGTCTACTGCTAACTCAATAGCTAATGAGCTGATTGTAGAGCATAGCGTAGCGGGAGGCATGTCGATTTTGACACCAAATAACACCACAGGAAATATTCTTTTTGGTGATCCTGAGAGCAACAGCATAGGACTTATTCAGTATGACCACTCTGCTGACGCTATGCGCTTTCAAACGGCGGGATCAGAAGCCATGCGCCTCGACTCCTCGGGCAACCTGTTGGTGGGGAAGACGGTAAATCTAATAACAACACCGGGAGCTTCTATAGCTTCAGACGGTCGCATATCAACTCGCAGAGATAACGGCGAACCTTTAGCTTTAAACAGGACTTCTAGTGACGGTTCGCTAGTTTCTTTTTTGCAAG